TCGTACCGTCTGCAAGTGCGCCTTCTGGCACATACGATGTGGTGCTAAGTGGTTTTAGCGTAGTGGCTAATGGGACATACTCTCTGCCCGATACTGGCGAACTTCAGTTCTTTATCAGCGCACAGGGTACTTCACCAACTTCTGGTCAAACCGTAACAGATAGCGGTACGATAGCCATTAGAAAAGATGGCGTGACTGTCAGCACAGGTACGATTGAGTTACGTGCCGATTCACGAAACGTAATATAAGCAAAAGGAATTGAAGTGAGCGACATCCCTCCGCAAGAATTTGGATACTTACAGGCTACAGTAGATAAGCTGGAAGACCGTGTAGAGAAGCTAACAGTTGCCGTAGAAACGCTAACCGCCACCCTTAATCAAACTAAGGGGGGCTGGAAGTTGCTCGTGGCTCTTGGGAGCGTGGTGTCGTTCATAACAGTTTTGGTATTAAAACTCTTTGGCTTTTTGAAGGGATATTAATATGAAGTTTCTAAAGGGATGGAAAACAGTAACATTTAACATAACCGCCATTATTGTTTTGCAATGGGAAGACGTAAGGCAGGGCATTCTTGCTTTGTTTGGTGGCTGGGAATATGCAGCAGCTGTTCTTGCCGCTGTAAACATTCTGTTGAGAGTGATGACCATTGGCCCTGTAGCAATGATGTGGATTAGCAAGGAGGAACAAAATGGCGTGGAAGTTCGGAAAGAAAAGCCTTGAGCGTTTGGCGGGGATTAAAGAGCCTCTGCAGACTCTCGCTAAGTCCGCTATTACTGATAGCCCTTATGACTTTAGCATTACTTGTGGATTGCGCACGGTAGAAGAGCAGAAGGTTTTGCTAGCCACGGGCAAAAGCCGCACTATGAGGTCTAAGCATTTGACTGGAGACGCTTTTGATATTGCCGTGTTTGTAGATGGTAAGATTACGTGGGAATTGAAATACTACAAAGCTGTTGCTACACATATTAAAAAGGTGGCTGCCAAGCTCGGAATCAAGATTGTCTGGGGCGGAGATTGGAAGTCGTTTATTGATGGCCCTCATTTCGAGTTGAGTAAATAATGCCTCTAGTTATACATTTCTTTTTAGAGCTTTGGGAGCTGATTAAAAAGGTTCCATTAAAGGTCTGGATTAGCATTGCGTTACTCTTAGGCATTCTGTACTACGGACACAAGCGTTATGAGCAAGGATACGAAAACGCAGAAGCTGCAGCGGCATTTGATGCTGCCACGGAACGCGCACTTGCTGAAGAAGCTCGTAGGAGGCTTGAACAGAAATACAATGAACAAGCAAAGCAGTTTATTATCGAGAGGAATAAAGAGTATGAAAAACGCGATAAAGTTATTGCTGATTGGCAGTCTGGCAGGCTGCGCCTCAAAGCCCGTTTCGTTCAGCAAGCCTGTACCTCCAGCGGAGATAATGGAGGAGCAGAAGCCGGACTTCTTGGAGAGGATGTGCAATTTCTTATTCGAGAAGCCACAAGAGCAGACGCAATCGTGCAACAGCTCACAGCCTGTCAAGGACTAATTAAGAATGACTACGAAGCAACGCAGTGACTTTCTGGACAGCATGGGTAGATATAAAACCCAGAGCCTGTTCCTAGAGACAGCCTACGACCCAGAAGCCTTTTTCACATTTGATGACGTAGACAAAGTGTATAAGGGCAAGACATACACAAGCCTGAAGCGCCTGTATCTGGAAATGGAAGACGTAACAGAGTATGCCTTTGCCGACGCACATCTAGCTGGCTGGAATCACTGGAAGAAGATTTGTGGTAACGCCGACCTCCGCAAAGAGATTGAGGCGTGGAGAGAAGAGCTAGAGCTAAAGCTTACAGCTCGTCACCTGAAGCACATTCAGAAGCTTGCAGAAGACGGCAATTACAATGCTGCAAAGTATATGGCAAACAAGGAATACGGAACAGGTAAGGGCCGTCCGAGTAAGGCCGATAGGGAAGGCGCTTTGAAGAAAGCGGCTATGATTGATACAGAAACCAAAGAAGAAAGCGCACGAATCCTGTCGCTTGTAAAAGGAAATAGCAATGGCTAAACTTACATTAAATGATTTGTCAAGCGGTAGCTTCACAGTTGACCTGCTCAATGCCAACTTTACCGCAATTGAAACTGCTATGGAGAATACGCTGTCGAGAAACGGCTTGGCTCCTAACTCGATGTCTGCTGCTTTGGACATGAATGGCAATCGCATTCTGAACCTGCCGACAGCTGGCTCTAACAATGAGCCTGTTACATACGGACAGCTGCTTGCGCTTGGAACCCTTAATATTTACACTCCTGCTAACCACGTCCACACATGGGCGAGCATTACAGAAAAACCCACCACATTCACACCAGCAGCTCACACTCACGCAATTACTGACATCACTAACCTGCAGTCAAACCTCAACGGCTTGGACACACGTTTGGATGCCTTAGAAGACGACCCTTATATTTGGGTTCAAGCAGGAGAGCCCGCGTCTGGGGTAATTGTCGCTGGTCGCTCTAATTTGTGGTTCTGGTGATTTATGGCAGGAAAGCGCTGGAATGGGTCAGCTTGGGTTGACCATGCTACAAAGAAGCGTTGGAACGGCTCAACATGGGTGGACTTAACTATTGCTAAGCGATGGAATGGAAGCGCATGGGTAGATATTTATACAGGCGGTGGCGGTGGTGGAGGTAGCGCAATACTGCTTAATCCAACAACGTCCAGCTTTGAAGATACATTAGTCTGCGATAATCCCAGCGGCTCTTGCCCATTAACAGATACGCAAAGCGACACAGTAGTATACGCCGCCTCTGGTGGCACAGGCCCCTACACGGTGACTGCTGTAGTATCAACAGGCCCCGCATTGACGCTTAATGTAAATAATGTTGGATTTGTAATTACAGCTAGCACGACTGTAGGCAGAAACCTTTCAAAAGAAGGCGAAGTTAAAGTTACGGTTACGGATTCTCTGGCAGCGTCAGCAGACTTCTACATCCCATTTAGCTTTAGTTATATATACACGCAGGAAAATCTAGGCCCTCCATTTGAGCCAGACTACCCGCCAGCGGAGCAGTTTTAATGAGTTTGACACAAGACGAGATTAGACAAGCAGCTGAGTCAGATTTGGAAGTGTTTATTGGGCTTGTGGCCCCGCACCTCTTGATTGGCGAATGCCACAGAGAACTAATCCGCTGGTGGACTAGCTCAGCCCGAAAAGATAACGTCATGGTGTTGCTGCCTCGTGGTCACTTAAAGAGCATGCTCATTGCGTACAAGACGGTCTGGGAGCTAACCAAAGACCCAACGGAAACAATCCTGTACGTGTCTGCTACAAGCGACCTTGCGGAGCAGCAGCTGGCTCTAATGAAAAACATCATGACCAGCAAGACGTACATGAAGTATTGGCCTGAGATGATTCATCCGCAAGAAGGCAAGCGTGAGAAGTGGAGTCTTAGCGAGATTTGTGTTGACCATCCGCTGCGTAAGAAAGAGGGCGTCCGTGACCCGTCTATTAAGACCGCTGGCTTGACCACAAACATCACGGGCTTCCACGCAAGCAAGGTTAAGCTGGACGACGTGGTGGTTCCGAAGAATGCTTACACAGAAGACGGACGACAGGCTGTTGCTGCTATTATTAGTCAGATTGCCTCGATTAAAGTGCCGGACGCTAGGATGGATTGTGTAGGCACTCGCTACCACGGCAAAGACCAGTACACCACGTTCATGAAGCAGTCATACTTCACCTACGATGAGAACGATGAAATCGAGGGCGAGGAGTACGTTTGGGATAGCTACATCAAGGTAGTGGAGACAGATGGTGAGTTTTTGTGGCCTAGGGCAAGACGAGAGGACGGAAAGAGGTTTGGCTTTGATAGGAATGTGTTAAGCAAGATTAATGCAGAATACGAAGACAAAACCCAATTCTATGCTCAGTATTACCAAAACCCCAATGACCCGTCTAATCTTCGCATCTCTACAGACAAGTTTCAATACTTTGATGTTAAGCATGTCACCAATGAGCCTGACGGTTGGTATTTCAAAGACCTCCGCCTTAACGTGTTTGCTGCTATCGACTTTGCGTTCTCGACGAAAGCGAAGGCTGACAGCACAGCTATTGTGGTTATTGGCATGGATAGTGAGTCCAACATCTACGTACTGGATATTGACAGGTTTAAGAGCGACAGGATTAGTGACTACTTTAACGCGATTCTGAGGATGTACCAGAAGTGGGGATTCAGAAAGATTCGATGCGAAGTCACTGTGGCACAGCAGGTGATTGTGCGTGACCTTAAGGAAAACTACATCGCTAGACAGGGATTGAACCTGATTGTTGATGAATACCGCCCAAGCAGACACGAGGGCAATAAGGCAGAACGTATTGCTGCAACCCTTGAACCTAAGTATGACAATCAGAAGGTGTGGCATTATAAGGGGGCCTACACTGCGGCCTTGGAAGAAGAGCTGATGTTAGAGAAGCCTCCGCATGACGATATTAAGGATGCCCTGACAGCTGCTATTGACGTAGCCACTCCACCTACACGGAGGGGAAATAAAATGAAACGAACTAATGTATTGCAATTTAATAGCCGATTTGGAGGCGTAGCCGCATGAGTGTTAAAGTAGCCGAAATTAAGAATATTTTACAGCCACACTCTCTGGCCTCAGAGATTGCTTATATGTGGGATAATCTTAACACAAACCGCAATACATGGGTGAAGGAGAAAGAAGAGCTCCGTAACTACATATTTGCTACAGATACGACTAAAACAACAAATAGTCAGCTTCCGTGGAAAAACAAAACCACAATCCCGAAGCTTTGTCAAATCCGTGACAATCTTCATGCCAACTATGCTTCGGCTATCTTTCCGAATGACAGCTGGTTTAAGTGGGAGGCTTACAGCAGGGACGGAGCCCTTATTAAAAAGCGCAAGGCTATTGAAGCCTACATGTCCAATAAGGTGCGCTTGTCTGGGTTTAGAAGCGAGATTTACAAGCTTTTGTATGATTACATTGACTATGGCAATGCTTTTTGGGACGTCGTATTTGTTAATGAAACCCACAAAGACGCCGATGGCAACGTCATTCAAGGCTATCGCGGCCCCAAACTAAAGCGGATTAGTCCCTATGATGTGGTCTTTAACCTAACCGCTAATAGCTTCAAAGACTCCTATAATATTGTCCGAAGTGTTAAAACTTTCGGAGAATTGCAATGGGAGCTTGACAATATGCCCGAAATGGGTTATAATAAGGATGTACTTGGGGAGATGTATTCTTATCGGCAAACCCTCTCTGGCTATTCCACAGAGGATATGTCTAAGGCGCTGGCTCTCCAGATAGATGGATTTGGCAATTTTACAGACTACTTGCAAAGCGGATATGTTGAGCTGCTGGAGTTTGAAGGCTCCATTAACAACAAGGACACTGGGGAGTTCATGCAGAACGTCCTCATTACAGTAGCCGATAGAAGCAAGGTAATTCGTGCGGTTCCTATGCCCTCATGGATGGGCAAAACCACTAAGGGGCAGGTACAGTGGCGGATGCGCCCTGACAATCTCTACGGAATGGGGCCTTTGGATAATCTGGTGGGGATGCAGTATCGCATCGACCATCTGGAAAACCTCAAGGCTGACGCGATGGACTTGGCTGTGCACCCGCCTCTGGCGATTACAGGCAACGTTGAAGAGTTTGAATGGGGCCCGAATGCTGAGATTTACATTGGCGAGGGCGGCTCCATTCAGGAACTTGGTCGTAGTTTGCAAGGCGTGATTGCTGCTAACAACGAAATCTCGATGCTTGAGTTTAAGATGGAAGAGATGGCTGGAGCTCCTAAGCAAGCTATGGGCATTAGAACCCCTGGCGAAAAGACAGCCTACGAGGTACAAAGCCTTGAACAAGCTGCTTCCCGTATCTTCCAGAACAAGATTACGCACTTTGAGATTGAGTGCATTGAGGACGCTCTTAACAAGATGTTTGAAGTTGCTAAGCGGAATATGGATGGCACAGACCTTGTTAGAGTTATTGATGATGATGTCGGCGTTATGGAGTTCATGGAAATTACCAAGGATGACATCACTGCCGCAGGTAAGCTTCGTCCGATTGGTGCTAGACACTTTGCCGCACAAGCTACAGTAATTCAGAACATTAGTAACTTCTATCAATCTGCCGTTGGTCAAGACCCTGCAGTTAGAGCTCATATTTCTGGTAAAGGCGTGGCTAAGCTTGTTGAGGAGTTCCTCGGACTTGAGAAATTTATGCTTTATCAAGAAAACGTTAGAATCTTTGAAGAAGTTGAAACACAGACTCTGGCGCAAGAAGCTACGGCACAGATGCAAGAAACTGCTGCAACCCCAACTGAAACGCAACCTGCGGCTCCGATGCCGCTACAACAAGGACAAATGTGAAAACATCTTGGCTAAAGGGCGCAAAGACTCCCGAAGCAAAGAAAGAACGACAAGCTTTAATACAAGCTGCTAGACCAACACTGATTATATTAAAAGAAATTCTTGAGGATGAACTAAACAATTTGGAGGATAATGAGTTAAAAAGCGATGTGTACAATACGTCCAATTGGGCGTACCTGCAAGCCGATATTAACGGCGCTAAACGAACTTACCGAAAGGTGATTGACCTATTACCAATTAAGGAATCCAAATGACTGATACAACCCTTTTTCCTGAAGCTGGCACGACCCCGCCGAATCAGGAGCCCGCCACTACTCCAGCTGCTCCCGTCTTACCGGACGAGGTTGTTAGTCTAGTCGGAGTTGGCAAAAAGTACAATTCTGTCGAAGATGCTTTGAAAGCTCTACCACATGCCCAAGCACATATTGCAAGGATTGAGGAAGAGAATAAGGCTCTGAGAGAAAAAGCTGCTCAAGCACGAGCTCTTGAAGAAGTGTACGAAGCACTTACATCCCGTCCCCTAGCTGGCGAGGCGACCCCTCCTACAACTCAGGCGTTCGATGAAACAATGTTGGATACAGTGCTGGAGCGCAAGCTCCAAGAAAAACAAGCGCAAGAGCTGCGTAGTAACAACCTGTCTACCGTGAGAGATAGCCTGACAGAGAAGTTTGGTGAAAAGGCTTCGGAAGTGTTTGGCACTAAAGCCAAAGAGCTTGGAGTCAATGAAGCTTTCCTGACAGATGTTGCTGCAAAGTCACCTAAAGCTGCTTTGGAACTGTTTGGATTGGCGAAAAAGGATACTCCGCAATCGACAGCAGCTCCAGTAGGTAGCATTAATACTCAAGCGCTTGCTGGTACAAAACCTGCTCCCATTCCCAAGCCTGTGATGGCTGGTGCTAAGACGGAAGATATTTTAGCGGCTTGGCGAGCAGTTTCTCCGACTAACTCATAATAAGGAAATATAATGCAACTTACAACTAATACTGCGGCTTTTATTGAAGCCCAACAGTACTCGAACTTCATTCTGTCAAATCTGCACGACGGACTGCTGCCGGGTACTTTCTACCGTAACGTCTCCGACTTTCCGGCTGGTACTACCCTGAACATCAAGGTTGTTGGCGCTGCCACCATCCAAGACGTTGAAGAAGACAAAGCCGTCACATACAACCCGATTGACACCTCGACCGTCACACTGGCTATCACCGACTACATTGGTGACGCTTGGTATGTGTCGGACGTGCTGCGTCAAGACGGTGCTCAAATCGAACAGCTGATGGCTATGCGTGGTGTTGAATCCACCCGTGCCATTCAGGAAGACTTCGAATCGAAGTTCCTCCGTGCGGCTGGTATCACTGCTCAAACAGCTGGTAACAAGAACGCCATCAACGGCTTCGACCACCGCTGGGTTGCTGACGCTGGTGCTGACAACAGCTACAAGATGGGTCTGAGCGACTTCATCGACATGAAGCTGGCTTTTGACAAAGCTAATGTTCCGCAAGCTGGTCGTATCGTTCTGGTTGACCCTGTTGTGGAAGCTACCCTGAACAAGTTGGCTGGCGCTACTGTCTCGATGGACAGAAACCCGCAGTTCCAAGGCGTTCTGGAGCAAGGCTTTGCTCGTGACCACAAGTTCCTGTTCAACCTGTTTGGCTGGGACATCTACACCTCCTCGCGTCTGCCGACCATTGCAGCTACAGAAACAATCACGCACAACGGCACTGCCGAAACTGCTCCGGTTGGCTCGGTTGCTAACGTGTTCATGAACGTGCTTGATGATTCCACCAAGCCGATTATGGGCGCATGGCGTCAAATGCCGAAGGTCGAAGGCGAGCGTAACAAAGACTTGGCCCGTGACGAGTTCGTGACTCGTGCTCGCTATGGCTTTGGTCGTCAGCGTCCTGAGTCTCTGGGTGTGGTTCTGACTTCTGCCAGCAACTACTAATAAAGGAGATTTAATATGACTACTCAAGTTATCAATGGCGTTAAAAACTACTACGGCGCTACAGGCCGTTTCGAAGCAGTCCAAGGCGTGCTGAACACCGACGGCTGCGTGAAAGAAGGCGTTGTGACCTTCACTGGTGAAAACTACGCGAGCGTTGCGTTCAGCCTTCCGGCTGGCGCTACAATTGTAGGTAAGCCGCTTGTGGAAATTACCGAAGCCTTTGCTTTGGGCGGTACAACTCCGACAATCAACATCGGCGTCTCTGGTTCGCACGGTACTAACTACCTTGCCGAAATCAGCGAAGCACAAGCTGAAGCTCTGGGCACATATGCCTCGGCTGCTCCGGCTGGTACGCTGGCTGTTGACACTCCGCTGGCGGCTGCTGCCTCCATCGTGGTTGCTCTGGACGGTTCCAACCCGACCATTACCGCTGCTGGTCAGTGTAAGGTTGTGTTCCAGTATCGCGTTATCTAAGTAGTAAATCGAGGGGCTGGGATTGGCCTAGCCCCTCTCTTACAGGAATCAATGCCAAATGGCTAAAATGACTCTGCTAGACGTTGTACAAGAAATTCTGTCGGACATGAACTCCGACAACGTAAACAGCATCAACGACACTATCGAAGCGCAGCAAGTTGTACAGATTGCTAAGCGCACATATTTTAACATGATTAACGAGCGCATCTTGCCACATACGGCATCGTTCTTTAATTTGACGGCTTTGGTAAACCCTGCCAAGCCAACACATGTCCGTATTGAGGACAACGTTATTCGGGTGGAAAGCATTAAATATGACTGTCGCATGACGGAGGCTGACCCTGTAGACCCGAAAGAATTGACATACATGATTCCGAAAGAGTTCGCGGATTATGTTATGTCTCGCAATCCGCAATCTCCCAACGTAGATACGGTGCTTGATGTGCTTCCATTGTTTATTATCAATGACGCTGCGCCAAGCTACTGGACTTCGTTTGATGATAAAACAATCATCTTCGACAGCTACAACTCGGAAATTGAATCTACCATTCAGAGTTCGAAGTGCTATGCCTATGGCGAGCGTGAGCCTGTATGGACATCTACCGACGAGTTTATTCCAGACATTCCGGCAAAGATGTTCCCTTACTTTGTTAATGAAACAAAGAGCGTATGCTTCTACACAATCAAGGAAGCCCCGCACCAGAAGGTTGAGCAAGCTGCAGATAGACAGCGGAAGTGGTTGTCTGGAGAGAAGTTTAGAGCTGGTGGCAAGCGTATTACATATCCATATTACGGGCGAAAATAATGGCTTCTAATAGAAACTTTGTTATTAAAATGTCAGCTACATCTGCAAATAAAGTAATTGCTTATGAAGGAACTTCTGGAGACGTACCTTGGCAACTACAAGGCGAGTTTACAAACGAAAGCTTAGCTAAGAAAGCAATTGAGAAATATCTGATTGAAGTTAAGCCAGAGTCCACACAAGAGATTAAAGTAGAAGAGCCTACTGGAGAAGAAAGTGGCACTACAAAGCGAAAACAAAGAGTATAATAACTTTATTAGAGGCATAATCACTGAGGCTAATCCACTCACGTTTCCTGAGAATGCCTCGATTGATGAAGCCAACTTTGTGTTAAACTTCGATGGCTCTCGCCAAAGAAGACTTGGAATTGATTTAGAGATGGACTTTACCGCCACAGCCGTGCCGTCAATGACGAGTGCGGCTATTGGTGTTTCTTGTCATGAGTGGAAAAACGCAGGTAATACGGTAGCCAATCAGTTTGCTGTTGTTCAAGTGGGCGATAAGTTACTTGTATATAATGCTGACGCAGATATAATTAGCTCAAGCTTAATTGCAACAATTGATGCTTCAAGCGTCATCATTGACGAAACAAAAGAAATCCAAGCCGCTTCTGGCATGGGCTTCTTCTTCTTTGCCTCTGGTTCAGGTAACACTGCTGTGCTTGAGTATGTGGGTACTACTGTAACCCTGCGCTCAATCAGCATGAAGATTCGTGACTTCTTCGGCGTGTATGATGGCTTGGCTGTAAATGCTAAGCCAAGCACTCTGAGTGATGCTCATAAATACAATCTGTTTAATCAGGGCTGGGATGCTACCAAGAACACTGCTGTATATTCAAATAGAAGCACTTACCCGTCTAATGCTGAGATTTGGTATGTAGCTAAGAACACAGACGATGACTTTGCTCCAGCTAGACTCAACAAGACAGATTTTGGTACGTCTGCCGCACCAAAGGGCCGCTATATAATTGATGCTTTTGATAGAAGCACAAGCAGGATTTCGGCATCTGGAATCAGCGGGCTGGCTAGTGACATTGAAACATCACGCCCGTCCTGCGTTGAATTCTTTCAGCAGAGAATCTGGTATGCTGGCTTGAATGGCAGTGCAGTTACATTGACAGATACCTCGCCTTCTATGCAAGGCTTCGTATTCTATAGCCGTATCATACGCACCCCACAAGACTTCGGGCAGTGCCACCCAGACACCGACCCTACATCTGAAATTGACAACGAGCCGTCTCCTGTAGACGGTGGCTACATTAACATTCCTGATAGTGGTCAAATCTTTAAGTTAATTCCACTGCTGGACATGCTAATCATATTGGCACAGAACGGGGTGTGGGCTATTACTGGTGGTGACGCTGGGTTCAGCGGCATCGAGCAGCAAGTGCAAAAAATTAGCGACTTCGGATGTGTGTCTGGTAGTGCTGCCGTTAAGACGGAGACCTCCGTGCTGTATTGGAGCGACTCTGGTATTTACATGATTGGCGGAGGAGATGGCGGGCTCGGTGTTGAGAACATCTCAAAGAAGACTGTGCACAGGCTGTTTTCTGACATTCCGAAGGCTAACAAGAAGAATGCCGTAGGAAATTATGACCCAATTAACAAGCGTGTGTCTTGGTTGTACTCCTCAGATGTTGCTTATGATGGTGTCAACTACAAGTTTAGATACGACACAGAGTTGTTGCTTGACGCTAGCCTTGGTGCTTTCTATAAGAACACTATATCGACGCTGACGACGGGCTCGTCTCCATATCTGGCTGGGCAGCTCACCACCCCAGACCTAATCAATGCAGGAACACTTGGAAGCAGTTCCACTAAGTATTTGACAATATGGTATGAGTCTGGCAGCTCCATTCCAAACGTGGCGTTCTCGCATTATTGGAACCGCCAGTTTATTGATTGGAAGGAATACAACGGGGTTGGTAGATACTTTGAAAGCTATTTGCTAACAGGGCATGAGTTAGTGGGCACGGTTCTTTCTACTAAACAAGCTCCGTGGATTTTAACATTCTCTCAGAGAACAGAGAATAACGTAGTGGCAGTGACTGGCGGTGGGGTTCAATACGATTACCCGAGCTCCCTTATTGTTCAGAGCAGATGGGACTTCGCGGATAGCGCTACCAGTGGTAAGTGGGGCCCAGAGCAACAAGCCTATAGGCTCAATCGCCCATTTATTTTGCCAGTTGCAGGACAGCCTCTGGACTACGGACACGAGGTTATTATTACAAAGAACAGGCTGACAGGACGCGGTAAGGCTTTGTCTCTACTGTTTAAGTCTGAGAACGAAAAAGATGCTCATATTTTAGGATGGGCTGTCAGATTCACAGGAACTTCTGTAATTTAAGGAAACTTATGTTGAAAGATAGAGAATGCGCCGTGCGGTATGAAGAGTCCATGATTGCTCAAGAAGCACAACAAGGCAATGAGATTATGGAACTTGGTAACTTTCCAAGCAGAGAACAGCTGCGAGGTCTTGCAAAAGAACTAAGAAAGGTAGAGGAGACTAAGCTACATCCTTACCACTGGTTTGCTGGCAATGTGTATTTGCGAGAACTTGAGATTCCAGAAGATGTTGTTTGCGTAGGCAAGATTCATAAGCATGAGCATTTTGTTATCTTGGCAGAAGGCGCTTGTAGAATTAACACAGACGAGGGGATGCAGGATATTATAGCCCCTCATATCTGGATTAGTAAGCCCGGAGACCAAAGGGCTCTTTATACATATGAGAATTGTACTTTCCTAACTATCCATGCAAACCCTGATAATCTCAGAGACATAGAAGTACTGGAAAGCGGAATAGTAGACCACGAAGATGTGTGGTATTTGGAGGAACTGTAATGTCATTTGCAATTACTGCCGCTGTAACTACTGCTGTCGCAGCCGTAGGTTCGGCTTACGCGCAAAATAAGGCGTCTAAGGCTCAACAAAAAGCGACCAATATTCAAAACGCAAGAGAGCGCCGCGAGCAACTCAAGGCCATACGCATGGCTCAGCGAGAGTTAGAGTTCCAAGGACAAGCATCAGGAACTGGTGGTGGCTCTGCCCAAGCACAGGCTATGGGCTCCGTTGCAAGCACAGGCGCTGGTAGGGTTGGGGCACAAATCCAGACAATTGCGGCTGCCAATAATGTTAGCCATTGGAATAGAGTTGGTTCAGGATTTGGTGCTTTATCGCAGGTTGCGCAGACGCTTGCTGGCCCTGACATGTATCTTGGAAAACAAAAAGGCGTTGGTTAATGGAAGATAACATTCAAGAAGACGCACTACAGCCAATGGAGCCCATTGAGGACACCGCAGAACTATCCAATGCTGAGATTATTCCAGATGCGCTTCCTTCGCAGATTGCAGAAACCTCACCAGTAGATATACTAGCTCCGGCTGAAGAGACTATGGCTCAAACGGGTGTGTCTCTTGCTGCCGAGGCCGCTGGCATTGACCCGCAAACCATAAACAAGAACAATCCTAATGACTTGTTTAGACTGCTTGATGAAGCCTTTAGACTTAAAGGTGAGGCACGCAGAGCCGCTGTGACTGGGCTTCTGTCCAATCCTGACATTCCAGTAGGCACTCGTATATACGTTGGCAATCAACTTGCAACTATGGATTTGCAAGACAGAACAATTCAATCTGTAGAGGATGTTTATAAAGGTGCTGCCTACATTAATCAGCTAAAAGAAGAGAGCTTACTTGCTAGAGAAGGCACCGTTAATGACGCTGCCATGGCAGATGTAGAGTTTAATGCTACACCGCAGGGCCGTGGTGTTCAAATGGCATCTGCTAACGTAACCAATGGAAAGCAAGCTGTTTCCGTAGCTAGGACAAAGGTTGCTATCACGAAAGAAGATGTCTATCGTGAAAGCGTGGCTACGATGCGGTACGTTGATAATAAGGCAGAGCTTTCTCGCTTGCTAAATCCATTTACTGCTGGTAAAACTATGGCTGAAATTGGTCAATTATTTGTTCCAGTTGTGGGAAGTGTGACTGTTGAGGCACAAGCACTTTCTGGCCTTGCTACTTACTCTGGAATCCCAGAACTTAACGAAATGGTTAGCAGATGGGATTTGGCTGGAGTTCGCGCAGGGCAAGCTATTCTGAACATAGGCCAGTTTAATAGAGACTTGCGTGAGACGGTGAACAACCTTTCTCCAGAAAAACAACTCCAACTTGTTCAGTCCATCCGTAGATACGCGGACACAACTGGTTTTAAGAAATTGACGGGCGGTAATGGATTCATTGAGCAGACCATTGTAGAGAAGTTGATTGGTGGTCTACTAATTCCACCAGAAGAAAAAGAAACTCGTGGCTCCACCATCCTTCGATATGCCTTTGACCATCTTGAGACTGGTGTGGGCTGGCTGGAAGGAACTGGAATTGGCTTAGCTGCTTCTACATCAATAAAGACGTCGAAGATGGCATTGAAGGGCAGCCTAAAGTCTGTTTTTGGAATGGGCGAATACTCTCGCATGACAAAGGTTGCTCCAGAAACTACGTCACGTGGAGTAGCTAATGCTGTTTTAGCTGGTGATGAAGGAAAGAAGGCTCTTGGTATTGATGATTTGGGTGAAGTTGTAGAGCAAGCCATGCCCACAAGCCCATCTATTCTTAAAGAATCTAACGCTAAGATTAACATCTTGGACGAGATGAAAGAAAGGATTGCTGCATCTCAATCTCAGATTGCTGGTAATCTTAGCAAAATCTTGGAAAACAGTGTTGTAACCATTAATCCAACCCGAGCTGCTGCTGGCGTTGCTGAAAAGATAGGTCGCCATCACATGGTTCACAGACCAGACCTCAGCTCCATCGAGGCTGGGATTGACGTGGCTGAAGACGGCGCTACTATCTCTGGGCTGTACGGACGGTCTAAGGAAGAGGGATATAAAACTCTTGACGAACTTCGCCAAGCCACTTCTCGTATCTTTGGAACTGACGAGGATGGCGCTATACAGCTTGTATTGCGTCACAAGGATAGCGGAGCAGTTATTAAGAAGGATGACCCAGACTTTGCCGACATTGCTTCGGACGTAGCTGCGTCTCCTGAGCTTGGCAAAGAATTTGAGTGGTTTGCTCAGATTGACCAGAAGATTCCAACAAGTGAGATGGCTAATTGGGACGAGATGATTGACCCAACGTTCATCGTAACAAAGACATTTAAGGAAGAGAAAGTTCCTACAACACGTGGTGAAAAGTTTGCCCGCAAGGTGGAGAACGTGTTTAGGTCGCCCGCCCTTCAGCGTGTCCATCGCAACATCAACTCCATCTACTCTCTGTGGAAACAAGACGTGGGTGGCGCATTAAAGCAAGCCGAAGGCAACCAGCGCATTGCTCAAGAGCTTGTGCTTGCGATGTTCGAGCCCGAGCTGGCTCGTCTTAATGCTAAGGACAGTTTGAATCTTAACAGAGCTATTGAGGCTGGTCAAGGAAAAACAACCCGATGGACTGATGATGAGCTTGGTTCTCAGTTTGGATTGACCTCCAATAATGGCAAGGCAGCGTACTTTGCTTATCGCAATGCTACGGAGTTCATGTATAAGATTGCCAACTTGAAAGCATCTGAGTCCATGGCTAAGGAAGACTTCTTCCATATCATTGGAACAGATGGCGCTCGTATTGGATTTGGACGCCCAATTCGCAATTCCGTAGACCTGACGGTTAACGAGCGTTCAAACTTCCGTTCCGTTCCAGTGCGTGTCATTGACGGGGAAAAGGAAGAAATCGTCCGCATGTCAACTGGTCAAATTGACGATGCCATTAAAACTGATGGCGATGTCATGTACGCCATGCGTCAAGCTGAGTTTGTGGATGATATTGAAGTTGGTTACACGCTGATAAAGCAAAGCGCAAATCCAAGCCACAGCAAGCGAGTTCGTTCTGGCGACAAGGTAATTGACTATGTAGATGGCTATTACACTAATGCAGTGAACGCTCCGATTGCTATTAGAGCTCAAACTTCGTCTGGTAGGAAGTATCTCATTGGTACTGCCAACACAGCTGCAGATGCTCGCAAAGCTGTAGAGGAACTAAAGAGCAATCCAGATATTGTTAAGAAGTATGGAGACGATATTAAAGATGAGCCGCTTGGGGGCTACCGAGACTACATTGCGTCCTCCAATAATACTCGTGAAATGTACGAGAACTGGGGAGGCCGTGTGTTCGGCAAGAAAGACTCTCCTCAAGGAAAGGGCCCGATTGACTTCTCTAATAGAGAGAAGCCAGCTAACTTCGAGGCTCCTGTTGAAGCTACCATTAAGAGCTTCATGATGATTGCTGGCGTTTACACCAAGGGCGAAATGATTCAGTTCATGGAACGTGCTCTAGGCAAACATGCACAGCAATATGGATTGCTCCGAAGCCCAGGCGCTCGTAAAGTGGGGAGCCCTACGGAGCTAATCACTCGTGACGAGGCTTTGAGCATGGGCGACGAAGTGGCAGCGGCATATGACCATGCCATCTCTACGCTGAAGACAATTAACGGATATTCTCTGCTTCCAGACAGTGCTTCTGCTTTGCAAGCCAGAGCCATCCGAAAGACTGGTGAGTTCTTTGGCAGAATTTTTGAAGGAAGTGCTATTCGAAAGGCTGGTGAGTATGTTGGAAAAGCCGTTGATGGAAAGACGGGTAAAGTTATAGAGAAAGCGGCATATGAGTTATCGAAGGGGAGCGCCAAGGTAGGCCAAGCTGTAGAGAAAGTTGGATACGGTTTATCTCAGAACAGTGCGGCAGACATCACCGTGCTTGCTACACGCCTCAACTACTTCCGCAAGATTCGTATGAATCCGTTAAGCGCACGTATGCTCAACTTGTCGCAGATGCTGGCTAACGCGGGCACTCCTGTTAGCATGGGTAAAGCGATTGTAATGCGTGACGCATTCATGACTGTGCTTAACTCCACGCTGGATGCAATGCGTGGTGGTAAGTCGTGGGACGATGCTTACAAGACTCTCGACAAGACATACGTTAAGACAGCGGCTAGACTTGCTGGCGTTAAGCCGGATGAGTTTGGTAAACTAGCTAGAGCATACATTGAGAGTGGTTCGTGGCATCGCGTCACACACAATGATATGCGTGGTTTGGGAGCTCTGTCGGAAGAACAGCTGAAAGCGATGAAGGTTGGTGAGGTTGTTGATGACTCGCTTGGCGCACGGGCTTGGGGTATTGCGGGACGGACTGGCAACTCGGCACTAAGGACGTTAGATGCTCTGGGTATCTATGGTGGTGAACACGAAGCATCAGTCATAACCTACCTGACTCAATATCTAAATCTGCGCAAGAACAAGGACTTCAATTTGTCCAAACAGACGTCACAGCAGGAGCTCGCTGGTATTACTAACTCGCTCATGGGCGAGATGACTCCAGAAGGCCGTGTGTGGATGCAGAAGGATTGGTGGAAGATGACCACTCAGTTCTTGGCGTTCCCGTACAAGATGTTCATGATGCTAACTCCGGGGTCTCTGCAACTTACTCCTGCTCAGAAGATTGGCGTGATGATTTCTCAAAGCACATTGCTTGGCGCGGATGCTCTGTGGCATGTCGGAAAGTTCAAGGAGGCCGTCGCAGCCTATATGCTGGACGACACTGACTTGTCCCCAGAAGAGCATGCTCAGCTGATTGAAGACTACAAGCAGATAGAACCGCTGCTTGAGCAGGGCATTCTAGGCTCGTACATGAACAGAGTGATGCACGCTATCGTGGCTGCAATTAATTCTGATGTCGTAGAAGACCCGTCCTACACCTATCAAGAGTATGGCTTTGGCGATAGATACTCACTCGGCGCAAGCCCTGTGGATTCCATCGGCAAAATTGCTGCCATCGCTGGCGCTGTGAATTCGGTGTATAACGGCAACTGGCCTAGCACAATAGACATGGCGGAGATTCTTGGTGGTGCACTCCCTAGGGATATTCTGGAGTTCTCCAAGAGAACCTCTAAGCTGTGGGGCATGACGCTGAACGCAGACGTGGAAGCTCGCAACGATGCTTTCGTAGCTATTACGAAAGAAGGTCTTGAACAAGTGTCTCCGATGATAACTCAGTATTATAAGCTGAAAGCTCAGCAGAGATACGAGGAGGAGATTACAGCTCGGGGTCTTCGCAATGTTGCCTTTGAGAACACTGCGGATTCGTGGGTCACTACTGCGCTAGGTGTCCGCACATTGGATGACATCGAAGCAACTAAGGCTGGCTGGAACTCGTTCTTTGTGAAAGAGTCTAAGGCTGGGAATCAACAGCAAGAAGTTGCGGCGCAGGGCGATAAGATTTTTGATGCCGTATTCGAGCTTGTTACGAAAGTTCCGAAGTCTGAAGAAGGCAGTTCTGTGAGAGAGGCAATGCTAAATAGGCACAACGCTCAGATTAAGAACATGTACGCAATGATGCCAGAGGGCGACGCCCAGCTTGTACAGGAATATGTCATCAAGAAGATTGACGCAGAGGTTGAAAAAGGCTCTGCTCAAGGAAAGCAAATCAGGGACTTCATGGGAGAAATTGATGGGCTTGCGTATGACGACGGTGGTTTGGGCCGAGTGCTATATATCATGAGGCAACGAGCTGTAGAGATGTCACCCGTGTTACAACAGCGCCTCCAAGATTGGAGAGATGAATATGAACAAACAAACAGCAGGTATCAATAATGGTCGATAAAATTTCTCAAGCACCTAGTAACTACACTCCTCCTCAACTGCCGGAAGTTGGGGTGAATGCTCCAATTGACAGAGGCATGGATTGGGGTTCTATAATCAAGACGGCTGGCGAAGCATACGGTTCAGTTAAAACGCAGCAATTTCTTGATGAGCAGAGTGCTTCTACAGAAAATTTGAAGGTAGCTCACGCTACTGACAAAAGGATTGCTGATATTTCCATAGCAAGAAACATCATGGAAAAGCAGAAGGCTGGGGTTCTTGATGAGAGTGATACAAAAGAACTTGCTAGAATAAATAAAGACTACGGAAATCTGTTTTCTGCAGTAGAGCAGGGTAGGCAAACTCAAAAGGGGTTTGAGCTTCAAGCGCAGGCGCTTTTAAGGGAGTCTATTAAGCGCAGGCCAGACTTGGCTAAAGAACTTAATGATATGTACTCCAAGGCCGTTGGAACACCAAGTCTTGAAATGCTGCAGCATCGTTACTTTGCAGAAGACTTGGATTGGGTGGGGGCAGCTGCTAAGGGAAATAAAGGAACTTCAGAGGCTGACATATCAAGACGCACTGGCGATTTGCTACAGCTGTCTAAAAGCCTAGACGTTGACGATGCGCAAGTCATTGTTGCAACTGTCGCTAGTGCTCAGGCTGCCTTGCTTGACCCGACTAGGGGCGTGGCGGAGGCAGAGCGTATCCTAGCAGACCCAACACTTAATACTACGCTTTCAAAAAGCACTGGCGATAGCATGCCGCAGTTTATACAAGCAACCAAGGCAACTGTTGGATTTGACGAAAAGATATCCGGATTGCGCGATGTCGCTGCTAAACTCCTGCCAGACTCCCCCGAATGGCAAGAAATTGTAACAAACATGCGAGCATATGAATCAATAATTAGAGCTGAGAACATAGCACTTGCTAACATTAATATTCCAGCTTCTAAAACAAAGATGGAGCAGAATAATAAAGACTTGGAGCTTCTTGCTACAATTCAAAGTAAAGTAGACGACCCGATGAAAGTAAGCGCCCTGCTGGACGGACGGGCGGCGCTTGATGCTAGGAAGGTTCCGCCAGATGCTGCTAACATCGTATCTAGCTTTCTTGCAGATGTTCCCAAAGAAGCTATCGCCCCTATTGCACAAAGTTTTGCATCTGGCTCACAGGCCAGACAGACTGGTAGCCACAGACTCGGATTGTATAGCCCGTCAAGCCCCGCTGGATTCCAGCTGTTCGCTGGACAACTGGCTAGAAATCCGAAGGGTGAGAAGTTGAAGCCAGAAGAAAAGTCTGGAGCAGCTCTTACTCTGAGTGGTCTGCTGGCAGATTGGGGATATCCAATCGTGGACGCTACTGGACAAACTGTTGCAAGAAGCATGACGGATTATTTTGACCCGAGACAGGGCGTTATGTCCTCGCTTGCCACTGCAATTCCTGCGCTGGACAACACATATATGACAAAGCAAACCTTGCAGGAGTCTCCGAGAGTGTTTGCAGCCAACCTTATGTTTATGGCTGGTGTCATTGACCAAGCAAATCTTGCGGCATATAAGAGACTAGCTGACGAGGGATTGGGTCAATATCTCAAGAGAGGAACTACAATGGCTCTTGCTCGGGAAGGACGAGGCATTAACTGGAACGGAGCTTTGCAGGTAGTTGGCAATCCTAGTTCTGAACAGCTTAAAAGAATCAATGAAGTGCTGCAAGTAGTCGAAACTCAATCTGCTCCAATTAAAAACGCATATGACAGATATGCAAAACTCCGCGCTGGAGGTAAATAATGGCTGGGCTAGATGAGATATACTCGCGTGTATTTGAGTCCCCAGCCCCTGCCGCACAAGCCAATGCTCTAAAGCCTAGGGAAGCTATCGAGCCAGATAATAGTGGATGGGCAGACTGGCTTCCTAAAAGACAGCCCGTTGTTCAGAATATTCGGGGAGAAAGCCCAAGAAAGAACGCGGTGTTTACCTCCAGAGAGCGCCTGTACGGAGCTGTGGAGTTTGTAGAGTCTCGTGGGAACGTAAATGCTGTGTCTCCCAAGGGCGCTATTGGCCCGATGCAGACAATGCCTAAGACGCTCATAGACCCCGGATATGGCGTTGCTCCTGCCAGAGACAGGTCGGTTGGTGAACTTCGGCGTGTGGGCAGGGACTACCTAGATGCGATGATTAAAGAGTACGGCATCGAGGGTGGCTTGGCAGCTTACAATTGGGGGCCCGGAAATTGGGAGAGGGCCATGAAGAAGGCTGGTGGAGATGCTAGGAAGGCATTAGCTGGCGCACCAAAAGAAACCAGAGATTATGTTCCAAAGGTTCTTGGTCAGCTGAATCGCAAATAAGAAAAGCCCCGCATCGCTGCGGGGCTTTCAACTTAATATATGGAGAGAAAAACGAAATCAGAACTAGCCTACGGGCTATTATTTTTTATCCATCACGCTATATCCTCCGTGGTTTTTCATCCAAAGTCCTTTATAGTCATGCGCTATACAGATGTCTACAAACTTAACTCTATCCCAGAGCTTGTGACAGGCAGGGCATTCGCCCTGCTCATCACTCTCTGCCATCGGACGACTTACTTCAAATCGTCCGTGTTCTTGGCAATCGTAACTGTAGATAGCCATTGTTTAATCTCCTCATATTTCGCATGAGCTTCCGAAACAGGCAAGGGTTTGGCTTCCTTCTGTATTGTCTTCTGCTTCTGTGAATTGTGACCAGTCGATTGTTGGCATTGATGACCGAAGTTCTTCATACTGCTCCTTTGTGATTTCCTCATAAGGAGCTTGTTCGTATGTATGCTCAAGGCGAGGCAGGAACGCCACACCACTCACCTCATCGAAATGCTCCCACACCCACGCACCTAGCTCCATGTACTCGTCAGCGCCGTAGTAGACGGTGATGGAAGGCTTGTGCTCACACCAGTTATCCTGAATGTGCTTCCAATACTCCATCTGCTGAATCGCCGTGAGGCCGTCCTTACACACAGCACCATCAGGACTCTTCTGAGGGAAGCTGAACACAGCCGTATTAGGGCTCACCTTGTCCATCTCCCAAGGAACGCCTTGGCTTGCCAAGAATTGCGTCAGAGGGTCGTTGATGCTGTTTCTTACACGGCGTATGTAGAAATCACTAAAGCGAGGATGGAGGCCGCTAGCAGAGTCAACGAGCTGTGAAACAGTTCCCGATGGCTTGACGCAAGTGATTGCCGTAGACTGATTGATTCCAAGTCGCTCTGCCCAGAGCTTGTTGACTTCGACTGCGTGTTGCTTGAGAGATTCGAGCTGGTCTGCACTTTCATAATACATATCCTTTAGTGGACTATCCATGAGGCCAGTGAAGCTTACGCCCAGCAATGCCTCTTCCTCTGTGTTGCGTTTCCAGATGCTACGCAGGTAGCGGAACTCTGTGAACGTCGCCTGAATCGTGCCTAGAATCGTAGCCAGCTCCACCTTGCGCTTGAGGCTTTCGAGGGTGTCGTCAGCCCTACACACCACCTCAGTTAGATTACAGAACTGATAAGGGCGTAGAATGATTTCACTGCACGGGTTAGTTCCGAAGTCGTGGTTAGTGTCACGCCGTCCGTTCTTACCTGCTTGCTTCTTGGCTGCAATGCGATTGAAGATTCCACGCTCACCAGACTGGCTCTCATACATAGCTTGCCATTCTTTCATGAATGCCAGCATGTCAGGCTTCTCTGTGTAGCACACGCTGTTGTTAGCCAAGCTACGCTGAGGGTTGTTCTCCCACCATGCACCACTCTTAGCGTTGCGCATCCTGTCGTCAGACAGATTGCTCAGGCTAATCAGAGCCGAGCGCCGTACACCACCTACCACCACAGTCTCACCAATCTTGCACATGATGTCGTGGCATTCGATGCTGGTCAGCTTACGGCCTACAGCTCCTTTGAAAGTTTTAACACAGAACCTAAAGAGGGACACGAGAGGCTCAGGGCCAGAAGCTCTTCCTCCAAAAACTTTAAGTCGTGCTCCAGCTGGTCTAACCTTGTCCACATTCCACTTTGGCACTTGTCCTGCGTAGAGCATTGAGATAAGCTCTTTGAATGCTTTTGCCCATCCAAGTTTAGAGTCCTCCACAACGATAGTAGTGTCTGTGTCGTGCATCTCGTCAGAGACCGCAGGAAGCTTAGATATATCCTGACGCTCGACAGTAAAGCCAACGCCAGTGCCGCACATGAGGATGTACATAGCCTCATCAAACGCTCGCGGATGGTCGCACGGGATGTAACTACAGTTAAATAGTGCAACATTGTCACGCTCCAGAGCCTTGCCAGCCGTCATCAGGCCACGCATAGACGGCATCACTTCCATATTCAGGACTGCTTTGCGAATCTGCTCAGCAACGTCTGCATCCACTTTACTGCCAACAACATTATCCATGTAACGCTGTACAGTTTCTTCCCACGTCTCTCGCCGCCCTTTGTCTTCAAGGTATCGGGCATACCTACTTCGATGGATAAATTGTTGATAGTCGTTCATTAGAATCCTGCAAAAGTGAGAAACACATTGAATGCAACGCCAGTCAGAAGAGCTCCGATAAGCACCACACCATACCAATAAATACCAGCTAAAATATTACCAATTACTGTCGTCTTCTTTGTCATAGTCGTCTCCGTGGTTTGAGATAAAACCTAAATTAAATGCAAGGTCAAGGAAGTCTTTCTCGAAAGCTTGCGCTATCTCCATCATGGAAAGCTCTAAGAGCCCGACAATCTCATCGGGCTCATAGGCCGATTCCACTCGCTCCACAATCTCTTCGAGGAAATCAGGGTCTTTCATGCTAATCCTTATGCAACCAGACGGTAGGCTGTGATGCCTGTACGGGTTGTGGTACGCTGCACGTTCAGGTTGTGCACCTTGCGGATGTCGTCGATGATGGCATACACATTCGGGACGCTGAAGCGAGAGGCAATCTCACGGACAGTCAGGTTACGCTTACGCAGAGCGTTGATGAGCTTTTGGATTTTGGTTTGTTTGGTTTTCATTTAGCTTTTCCTTTAGGTTTAGATTGAGTTGATACGGTTTTCTTTCGGGGTTTTCTCACAGCTTTCTGAGGCTTTACTCCATTTGCCGCAGTCTTGACACTGGAAGCGTTGCTGTCTTCCCACGGAGGTGATAGCAAATCCTCGATGTTGTAAGTGCTCTGAACCGCAGTTTGGACATACAGCACTACCGCTGTGATGGCTACGATTAGGATGATTAGCAATCCAAGGTAAAACAATGTCATACACTTTCTCCAATAAAACTACGTCTTGTTTGTTGTAAGTCTCCATTAGCTTCTGAGCTTTCTTGTTGCCGTCCATGACATCAAGCCACATCTGAAACCCGTAGTGGTCGGTTTTACTGCCTAGTCCAAGCTGTTGTGCAACGTGGTCTAGTTTGTTACTTGCAAACCTAAACTTGTTTTTAACGGTACGATATAGGTCAACGCTTTTGTAGGGAGCAGGTGGACTATATCCAGTTAGCAAGAACTCTTTGTTGAGGGTTGGTAGGTCGAATCGGTTCCCGTTGTAGGTAACGATTGCATCTGCCTCCTCAATTACATTATACATGTTTTCCAACATGCCGTCAACACCATCTGTCCATTCAGACGTAAAGTGTGTCTTCTTTTCCCCAAGCCACTTGTATGCAGAGCATAGCACACGGCTTGTATCTTTCACTTGGCTCAAGCTAATGTTTTGCTTGAACAAGCCCCACGCATACACGCTGTGTGGTGATGTCTCAATGTCAAGTAGAAGGATTTTCATACGACTCCACAAGTTTGTTTAGATACCATTGGGCTTTCTTGAGACTCTCAAGACGGCCTTTGTAGTTCTCACGCCACAGATATTTCAGGATGTTGCCCTTGAGCATGCCCTGATACTCTGTCTTAGAAAGCATAGCTTCGATTGCGTCAATACATTCGATGCCGCCTTGCCGATAGTGTGGAGGACTATTCACCATATCAGGCTGGTGCTCATGCATTGGAAGGTCTGCTCGTTCATTAGGCAGGTATCCCCACGGCGGAAACTTTGCAGCTGGCATTTTGTCTGTCATTTGTCTCTTTCCTCTTTCGTAATGATTTTGTGACATTGCTTGCATACGGTGCGTAGATGTTCAGCACCACAGAATAATCGTTCTACAAACTGTGGCAAATCTTCATAGGAACGCAAGGTTCCGCATGGGATTAGATGGTCTACTTCTACGTCTTTTTGCAAGCTCCAAGTCTTACACACAGAGCATTGATATTCCCACTTGGCTCGTGGATTAAGCAACGCTTTGCGCTTTGAAGCATTTAACACTTGAAACTTTACAGGGTACCTGCTCCACTTGGCACGAAGCCCTGAGCGTATGTATCCCCAAAACTTACTGTTACTCCAAGCAGGATAGTGTCGAAACTCTCCGCTAGGAGGGGCTCGTTTCCCTGCCATTAGTTTACAGCCCTAAGCTTTTCCTTGCGGTTGACACGAATCTCAAGCTCTTCAAGAATGCCAAGCGCTAGTGTAACTAGAACCTCAGTGGGAACGTCTGCCAGATTCTGCATGTCTCCCGTATCAATTTCAAATTCATCATCCATAAACATCCTTTGTTAAAGTGGTGCTCCGTGAGGGACTTGAACCCCCGACCTGCCGCTTACAAGGCGGCTGCTCTACCACTGAGCTAACGGAGCGATTGGCGCGACCACAGGGACTCGAACCCCGAACCCTGAGCTTAGAAGGCTCATGCTCTATCCCGTTGAGCTATAGCCGCGAGAAGTTTTTATTGGCAACCCAAAAGCAAAGGGGCAAGGGCGCAAAGTTCCAAAGTAAACTCAATTAATGAGAATAACAGCGCGACTCCCCACGCATCCTCTTCAATCTTACCGCCCCAAAGCAAAAGACTAGCCAGCAACGCAATAATCATGTTGTACTCCTATATTAAAATAACGCTAAAGTTTGGAAAAATGCTCTTCCCATGTTTCATTCGTTCTAATCCACAGAAGTTTTGCTTGCCTGTCCATCAGGTCAATGTCGCCATTGTAGGCTTCATCCAGAACATACTGGAACATGTCACGCTCATTCCTCATGTCATCTAATGGCTCAAGCAATCCCTTTGTAGCCTTCCGCCCAAACAGACGATAAACACCAGAGATGTTGTCTGTAGCATCACCAGTGATGAGTTGTTTGTAGAACAAACGTAGCCCATCAATCTCACTGGTGAAGTACATACCTTTCTCTTTGTTCTTCGGGCTCCAGTTATAATGCCAACCCCTAATCATGTCTAAGTCTTTATCCTTAGAGATAATTACTGTACTAGCTGGTTCAGCATTTACTTGGAAGCGCCCTAGTTCATCGTCTGCTTCCTCCCCATCACTAACAGTACACGGATGATGGTCTTGCAAATATCTCCGCACAGAGTCGTAATGGTAAGGCTTGGCAGCATCCTTGCGGTTTGCCTTGTAGTCAGGGCTCACCTTGTATCGGAAGTTGTCCTTGCCAGTCAGGAAGATGATGTAATCAGTCGCCTCTGTAGCTTCACAGAGGCTCCTAATTGTTTCCTTAACACCGTTAAGGCAAAACTCTACAGGCTCTGCTTCAATGCCTTGCTCCTTGGCGGCAGCATCTGAGGCAAAGCCACAGCTATACACCAGAATGTCACCGTCAATAAGAGCTTTCATAGCACTCCAAATTCTTTGAGCCGAGCTTTCAGAAGGGTGTCTAATTCTAAAGTCGAAGCCGACATTAGAAACTCACCAGTCATAAAAAACTCCCCAAGCTTCGAGTTAGTAGCCATGTTCCACACTTCGAACCTGTTCCTGCTGTTAAAATTATCAGGATGGGAACGTACCTGATAGTAACCATCATCATATACTGTTACAGACATTAGAAACCTACCTCGTCATGGATAGGGCTGTCGTCTTCAATCTCACCTGTTGCGCTGTACTTAGCGAAGCCTTCGGCAAGCTTAAGGACAAGCGATTGGGCTTTCCATACATCTGCCACACCTGTGGCAACAACAAGGGCTGTAGCGTGAGCCAGAGCGTTCTGACGCACAATCACCAAGTCACGACCACCAGTAGTGCCACCACCAGAGGGAGCAGGAGCACTGCCACCACCTGCAGGAGCGTCAACCTTGGATATGCCCTTGATGTTCTTGTATTGCCCCGTCTTGTCAGGAGCCCAGTTGATAGTAACAAAGTCACCAATAACAATACCGCTAACAGCATTGAACGAGCCATACCACTGACCATCTACTTTGAAACGCTTGTTGTCTTTACTTTCTTCCACTTGACCAGTAACAATTGCCATACTTATTTCCTCTTAGTTAAGTTAGCCCACGATGAGCCAGTCTCTACATCAATGTTAAACTCCAACGGCACTTCAATTCCGAACCGCTTGGTAAGAAGCATTGGAAGCTCCTTACACATATTATACAACACCTCTACACACTTTGCAACACTTTCTTCATCACGGCAGTCAAACATCACACTGTCGTGTACGCTATTGATAAACAAGATGTTTATAAACATCTCAGGCATCAATTGGCGCATCACTTGCCCCCGATACAACGCCATGACATCACCAGTGGAGAAGCCTTGGCAGGGGTAGTTCTTCATTTCCGTAGGGGAGAAGCTGGCTTCTTTCTGCCAATCTCCCATAGGGTCGTATTCATAAAACGTATAAGCTCTTCCAGACGGGCTTCGGTATGTTCCAGTTCCTCTGGGGTAGCCTCTTTTAGTATGCCCGTCAACTCTGCGAGAAGATACGACACTCTCTCTGACGTGCTCTTGCCATCGTTTAACATCTTTGTACCTCTCATAGTATTGCTCGATAAACTTCTTTGCCACGTTAATGTGAATCTTGTTCTGCTCAGACATATTCCTAGCTCCTGAGCCATACTGCAACTGGAAGCTCAGCATCTTTGCAAGCTGGCGCTGTTGCTTAGTCACCTTGTCTTCCGCAATGTTAAACAGCTTAGCAGCTCGAACGATGTGCATGTCCATACCTGATTTAATGTCGTCAATCAGCTGTTGGTCTAGGGATAGGATAGCCAATCCAACTACCTCTAGCTGAGAGAAGTCGGCATTGACAATGCTGCCGTTCTCAAAGCGTGTTGTGAAGCATTCCTTAATCCTACTCATTACGCCTTTTCCTTATAAACCTCATCGTTATATTGCTGACTTTGTATAATCGGCTCAACAGTCTTTGGCAGACGCGCTAGAACAGCCCGTTCAATAGCCCGAAGCTCCTCAACGCTACCAGTGGCATGATTGCGCACAATATGAAACAACTCATCATCAGTCATTGGCACATATTTCATTTCATTCTCCTTTGCTAACATTCTGCAGGTTTGGTTGTGTACAGCTAAGGCGACCAGTGCTAGTGGAACAGTGCTGGAAGCCGGGGCGAATCCTACCATCAGCCCACACAAGCTTGCCGTATCCGTCGTAGTAGG